CTAAAAAACAATTATCCGATTTAACTAAAAAAGATTTGTTAAAAAAATTTGGATCTGCTCTTGCTAGTGGCTATGATACGAATATAGGTCAGTATTCAAGAAGTAACACTAAAGAAGATGTGATACAAGATATTCAAGGGCTAGGACTTAACCAAGGAGACGATTTCACTGAAAGAAAAAAGGGTGGTACAATTAAGAAAAAATCCACTAAGAAAAAAATGGTGAAAAAGGGTAAGGGTAAAACTGTTACTAATAGGTTTTCAAATAGATTACGTCCTACAAAGAGTAAAAAAACAAGGATAACATAATGGCAATAGAACCCAGACAAATCGCAGGTATGGTAGAAGGATCAATGGGAGCAGGGGGTCAAATGATGCCCGAAGAGGATAGTCTTCAAATAGAGCTACCTGAAACATTGGAAGAGTTACCTGAAGGAATTGAATTAGCAAGTGAGGAATTATTAGAAGTTGAAGCCGAACCATATGACCATGGAGCCAATCTTGCAGAGGTTCTTGACGATTCAGTTCTGGGAGATTTATCATCAGACCTTAGATCCAAATTCCGAGAGGACGTTGAGTCTAGGGAAGATTGGGAAGAGGCTATTGCCAAAGGATTAGGGTTACTTGGAATTAATTACGAAGATCGAAGTGAGCCCTTCTTAGGAGCCAGTGGTGTAACTCATCCATTATTGTCAGAGGCTGTGACCCAGTTTCAAGCACAAAGTTACAAAGAGATGTTACCAAGTGGCGGTCCTGTAAAGACCCAGATCCTTGGTGCACCGACCAAGGAGACTGAAGCACAAGCCCAGCGTGTAGAAGATTTCATGAATTATCAGATAACTGAAATCATGGAAGAGTATGATCCAGATACAGATCAAATGTTGTTTTATTTGCCACTTACTGGATCTACATTTAAAAAAGTTTATTTTGATGAAACCAAACAGAGAGCCGTTTCCAAGTTTGTACCAGCAGAAGATATGGTTGTTCCATATTCGGCTAGTGATTTAAGAACAGCGGAGAGGGTGACACATGTAGTTAGAATGACATACAATGATATTCGCAAACTACAAGTAGCGGGAGTTTATAGAGATGTTGAATTATCTGAAGCAGATGAGGGTGACGATGATGGAGCAATCCAAGAGCGTGCTGATGAGTTGTTGGGATTACGCCCTAACTATTCTGATGACTCTTATACCTTATTGGAATGCCACATTGACTTGGACTTGGAAGGTTTTGAAGACACGGATATGGAGGGGAATCCTTCGGGTGTTATGTTGCCTTATATTGTTACCCTTGATCAAACTTCTGGAAAAGTGTTATCAATTTCTAGAAACTTTAGAGAACAAGACCCATTAAAGAGGAAACGTCATTATTTCACCCATTTTAAATTTTTACCAGGATTTGGATTTTATGGTTTCGGGTTACTGCACACAATCGGAGGTCTATCTCGTGCTGCAACTTCTATTCTAAGACAGTTAATTGATGCAGGTACATTATCGAACTTACCAGCTGGTTTTAAAGCAAGGGGTGTTCGTATCCGTAACGATGATGAGCCTCTAAACCCTGGTGAATTTAGAGATATCGATGTACCGGGTGGCGATCTTAAAAATTCTATTATTCCTCTGCCATATAAAGAGCCATCGGGAACACTAGCACAGCTTTTGGGTGTGGTTGTTGACTCTGGTAGACGTTTTGCACAGGTTGCAGATGCAAAAGTTGCTGATATGAACTCGCAAGCACCTGTTGGAACGACTGTTGCCTTGATTGAACAAGGTTCAAAGATCATTTCGAGCATACATAAGCGTCTACATTACGCTCAAAAGCAAGAATTTCGCATGTTAGCCGAGATTTTTAGTGAAAATCCAGTTCCATACCCGTATTTTGTAGGAAATGTACCCCCAGAGACTATGCAAGCCGACTTTGATGGTCGTGTGGACATACTTCCAGTGTCAGATCCGAACATTTTCTCTATGGCACAGCGATTATCACTAGCTCAAACACAATTACAACTAGCTCAAGCGGCACCACAGATACATAATGTGCATGAGGCGTACAGACGTATGTATGATGCGTTGGATATTAAGAATATTGATAATATTTTACCACAGCCTCCACAACCACAGCCCATTGATCCAGCAACCGAGAACGGAAATGGTATGAAAAACATGCCGTTGCAAGTATTTCAACAGCAAGATCATGAAGCTCATGTTAGAGCTCATGTTTCCTTCTTGGCTACACCTGCAGCACAAACAAATCCACAGGGATTCATTATGTTACAGGCTCATGTACAAGAACATGTGGGTATGATGGCTCGTGATCAGGTAACTACGTTCTTCCAAAAGACAGCAGAAGAAGCACAAATGAATGGTGAGCCTGTTCCACAGATAAATCCAGAAGCTGTTGAAGCAGCAATTGCTCAACAGGTTGGAGAGATATTGAATGAGGTAATACCATCACTCCAGCCACAGCAACCGTCTGATCCGTTAGTGGAGATTAGAAAGAAAGAGCTTGAGAACGATACAGCCGAGTTACAAAGAAAAGCTCAAAATGATCAAATGAATTTTCAGATTGATCAAGCTAAGTTACAGCAAGCTTACGAGTTAGCTCAACAAAGACAGAGACTACAAGAGAATATTGCTGACGATAGGAACGATGTAAATATCTATCGTATAAATACTGCGGCATCTTTGAAAGGTAAGTAACCTATGATATAATCTGGATATGGATCCAGTAACTATATCATTAGCCGTTGGCGTGGCATCAAAAGCTTTCTCTGCAATTAAACAAGGATTTGCTGTAGGTCGTGACATTGAACAAATGTCTGGTGACATTGGTAGATGGATGGGAGCCGTAAGTGATGTTGACAATGCAGAGAAGCAAGCGAAGAATCCTCCCTTGTTTGGTAAATTGTTTAAAGCAGGTTCTATTGAAGAGGCGGCAATGGCTGCATACGCTGCAAAGAAGAAACTTGAGGAACAAAGATACGAGCTCAAGACATTTCTAAATATGACTCATGGACCTGGTGCTTATGATGAGCTATTGGCTATGGAAGGTCAGATAAGAAAGCAACGTCAAGAGACAGTTTACAAACAACAACAGATGAGAAGACAGATTGGTGAAGCAGTTACATGGCTTCTTGTTGCAGGGATTGTTGGTGGTTTTGCATTATTAGTTGCTTCTGTTTTTTTTAACAAAGCACATGCATATGAATACAAACCAAAAGCATATACTAAACAACAACTACAGAATCAAGGTAAGGTTGAGAAAAAGAAATATACAACTTGCCGTTTAAAAAAAAGAATTAATTCAAAAACTGGGCAGATGGCTTGTATTTATATAGGAAATAATCAAACATATGAGATGATGATTGAGAGTTGGTGCCCAAAGCAATACAAATGTATTTATAATCCTTGGGGTAAAGAACCCAACATTGATGATGTAATTAATTCGTTAAACAATGCAACGAAAGGTAAGTAAATGGAAAATATGGTATTAGATGCGTGGAATGATTTATCGTACATAGAAGGAACACTATTTACAATTTGGCTTTTTATCTTATACTATGGTAAAGTTTGGATAGACAGTAGATTTTCTAAGAAGGAGTGCAAGTGCTCACAGCGTTAATAGGACCTATAGCTACTTTAGCTGGAACTTGGTTTGAAAACAAAGTTGAAAAGACTAAGGCTGAAGGACAGGCTAAAGTCGCAGAGGCAAGAGCTCGTGCTACTGTTGCAGAGAAGGTTGCAGCAGGTGAAGTCGCATGGGAAGGCAAGATGGCTGATGCTACAGTGGATTCTTGGAAAGACGAGTTTGCCTTAGTTGTTCTACTTTTGCCCGCAATTTTAGTGTTTTTGCCCGGCATGAAAGATTATGTTAAAGAAGGGTTTGAGATACTAGCTAGTTTACCAGAATGGTATCAATATCTTTTATATATTGCGATTAGTGCAAGTTTTGGAATCAAGGGAGTTGGACAAGCTGCAAAGATGTTCAAGAAAAAATAAAGTTGCAAGATTTATTTAGGCATTTGAGGATACACACAATGAGTAAAAAAAACAAAATTAAAAAAGTTGTTAAGGGTTTAGAAAAAGCCTCAAAGACACATGCAAAACAAGCTAAAATATTAAAAAAAGTTATAAAGAAAACATAATGACTAGATTATTGAGATGGATATTTAGAACGGGTAATCGTATTGGTGTTTCCAAAGAAAGGGAATTATCAAAGCATAGAGTTCATTCAACAAACTATCAGGACTTGTGTATGTAATGGAATCATTCATAGGAAATAATTTTTTTCAAAATCCATTTGGGGGTGGTATGAATCCAATGGGTGGTGGAGGCGGTGGTGTCTTAGAAAAAATTCAACAACAAGTCACTGACAATGGTCAAGCCTTACAATCTTTACAAGGTGGTATTGGTGGATTACCTAGTGGTAATTTACCTACTGGTGGTATTGGTGGTGCATCTTTTGAACCAGCTACTAC